TCCTTATTATACTTACGATGCCCTTTAGGTGATGACCACTTCTTATTGTAACCTTCAGGTTGATCGATACCAGAGACAACAGTGCCTCCAATCTCGATCGCAATGTCATCATGTCTTACATCCCACCCAAGAGTTTGCATGGTCTCCCAGAAATCTTCTTGTGTAAACCTCATCGTCCAAACCTCTGATCCATTTTAAGTTTAATGTAATACATTCCCAACAACCAAACGGAGAAGAGAAATCCTTCCCCGTAACTCATGGTATTCCATGCGTGGACTGCGCTATCCATTAGATATCTCCAGGAGCACGATTCTCACTGTAGTTAACATCAAACATACCCTCAGGGTAACGTGCTGCCAGTTTCAGTGTGTTGATATAGATGATCTCATCAAGTCGCATGTCCAGTGCCATGGCAGCATTGGCAACATACCACATGATATCACCCAACTCTTTCTGCAGGTGCTCTTTGTTAGCAGTGTCCCAAGGTTTGCCTTGGAATTTAATCTTCTTAACGATCTCCATAAACTCTCCACCCTCTGCACAGATACCTGCAGCAGCAGTGTCAAGACGCTCAATGTTACAACCTGCTTTGTGCAACTCAGTGAGTCGCTCCATGTAAGAAACGTAGTCCTTACTAGCAGGAGAAGTAACACGATCTACAAAACTGCAATAGCGATCAAGATCCACTTCAAACTTTTCTTTACCACCCCCCGCTGCAGCGGCAGCAGCTTTCTTCTCTGCTGCTTTCTTCTTGGTCTTGGGTGCAACAACGTCTTCGTTGTTAAGCATCTCCTCAGGGGTCTTGGGAGTAGCGTCAGCGACCTGTTGAGCACGTTGACGCTCGTCTTCAATCTTCTCTTGGGCATCACCAGAGATTTTCTCTGCTTGATTTTCCAACTCATAATTAGGGTCACCACTTTGGGTGAAATTGTTAGGGTCGCTCATACTTTGAATCCGTCAAAACTTTTTTTAGTATCGGTGAATGCATCCTCACTGATGTCACCAGCATCAATGATGTTGTCCTGGGCGGACTGGTCACAATCATACAGCCTCATCTTCGCCCTGTCAATACCTACAACGAATCGCTTGAATACTGTGGGATCATTGTATCTATTTTTAAGTTGCTTGACCATGATCTGACCAAGTTGCTCCATCTCTTCTGTGGATATAAGCGCGACCATAAGGTCAGCAGTAGCAGGCAGTCCAAAAGACTCACTGGTATCAGTAATATCCACATCAGAATTTCCATAGCCGCTTCGTGTAGTTTGGGTAGCAGAGACAATAGGGACATTCAACTTGCCAGCGAGTCCTCTAAGCTCCTCTGCGATAGACTTAACATATGTATAGGAGTTGACAATAGTCCCCTTGTATCGTGAGGATGCACAGATATTCAGGTAGTCAACGAATACAATGTCAGGATGGAAACCTTTCTTGAGTGACAATTCATTCAAGAGTGCCTCAAAGTGTCCCACATGTGCAGACGCTGTGGGATACTCTTTGATAACCAACCGACCTTGTGTCTTCTTCTTAAGAGAGTCTACCTTCTTGGTATACCTCTCTTTAGTAAGCATGGGATCACTCAGTTGTTGGATCGGGATGTCCAGAAGGTTGGCGTCAATTCGCTCAGCAATCTTCTCCTCTGCCATCTCAAGTGTAATGTAGAGTACGTTCCTCCCCTGCAGGAGACTGGCACTAGCGCAGTGGCACATGAATAGAGACTTCCCGACGCCCGTACCAGCAAGTGCGATGTTGAGAGTCTTATTAGGCAGCCCACCTTTTGTAATTTTGTTAAAATAGTCGATGTCAAAGGGAATCTTCTCCTCTTTCCTGTGGTAAAAGTCGTAACGGTCTGATGCATCGGAGATGTAATCGTGACCTACATGATCATCAAAACAGACGCCCAATGCCTCAGACATAATGCTGGGGATGGCGTCCTTTGTCCTAGTCTTATCTTGTCCATCAGCAATCTTAACCGACTCCATGAGAGCGAGGTAGACTGCCCTTTCCTTACACCACTTCTCAGTGGTCTCCATCAACCATTCATCATTGTAAGTATCACGATCTAGGTTATCAAGGAAGGTTTCAATCTCCTTGTAAGTGTCTTCCGTGATGTCACGTCGCTGCTCAATCTCAATCTTAAGAGCGTTAGGCTCTGGATTGATATCATACTCACTGATGTATTCCTGAATCGTCTGAAACAACAGACGGTTAGTAAACATATCGAAGTATTCATCCTTAATGAAAGGCAAAACCTTTCGACAGTAATCTTCCTCAAGGATAAGTTTACTGAGTGCAATCTCTTCGATCTTTAGGCTCATTGATAATGTAGATAGGTGGTCAATTCATACTTGTCATTACTGATAGGAGCGTTGTCCGAGTAAGGAAACGTCCACCCAGGTGGATATAATACCACATCACCTTGCTGTGGTTTAATTTTGAGTCCGACTTGAGGAAATTCCATTTCGCCTCCCTCCTCAACATCGTTAAGGAAGAATTTGTATGCTAGGAATCTCTTAGCAGAGTCAGCATCACCAACGTCGATATGTAAACCGAAGTTATCTCCAGTCTCGACATTGTATTTATTCAATTTGATCTGCTCCAGGTTATTCTTTGCTGCCCAGAATTTCTCGCAGTCCAATTCCTTCATGTATTCATGTGCAGACCACTGAATGATAGGCACAATCTGTTGTTGGATTGCATTCCACTCGTGATCTCCCTGGTCTGCCAGGTAAGAAACATTGATGATGTTATATTGAGGGATGCCATCATCCCATCTCATCATCTTGTCACAAGCGTCAGCCTTGATGACTGTGTGACGGCACACGTTTGGATCAAGCACCTTAGGATAGATTTTAATCCACTCCTTATGCTCCATAGGAAAACTCCTGCTCTGCTGCTTTGTCAAGTTTCATCATCACTTCGGGGGTGAAGTATTTTTCAGGGTCAGAAAGAATAGACTTAGGATAGACAGAAGACTCACCAAACTTGATACGATTACCGACCCGTTGGAAGACTCCATACTTCTCACCCAACTCCAGTAGTCCGAAATAGCGGTCAAGTCCACGCTCGTCGTAATAAAGTCTGGTTTCAACGTCGGCATTCTCCTTACTCAGACGCGACTTAGCAGTCTTTGCCTTGATAATGTTTCCAATGACTTCCTTACCATCCTTCTCCTTCTTCTTGCTGAGATAGATGATTGTAGATGCAGCATACTTGAGTCCACTGCCTCCACCCATTTCTTTTGTAGGGACATAAGATCCAATAACATCGTAAGTGTGGTTAGTAACGATCATAGGCACGTTTGCTTTGCCCAGTTTAAGGGTGAGCACACGGAAGATAGACTTAACTACCTGTGCCCGTGACATATCGCGGGTCTCTTTACCCGCCTCGGTGTCCTCAATCTCCTTAGAGGTCGAGAGCATACCCAGAGAGTCTAGCACAAACATCATGGGTTGGCGAGACTCTTCAGGCATCTGTAGATACTTATCAATGATCTTGATTGCCTGCTGCCTAAACTCCTGCACTGTTGTAACAGGGACAATAACCATACGCTTAGAGTCAATCTTGCGTGACTCAATCATATTCTTACTGATAGCAGACTCAGATTCAAAATAGATTACACCTGCGTCAGGATCCATGTCAAGAAAATGCTTGACAATGCCAAGGCAATAGAAAGTCTTACCAGTTGAAGACTCGCCTGCCAGAGCTGTAATCTTATTGGACGGGATGCCACCATAGATCGATCCAGATACCAGTGCATTAAAAATATAACTGCCAGTATCAATGTAAGAGGTGGTATCACCTGCTGCAACTCCGTCTGAAACCAGACCAGCGTATTCATTATCGATCTCCTTTACGATATCGGAAAGAAAATTCACGACCACAATGCCTCCAGGGTGTTTACTTTTTCGGGTTTCCAACCAATGGTGTCTAAGATCACAGTCAAAGGGTCAAGAAACGACTTCTTAAACTGTAAGTCATAGTCTATGCTTTTGTCAAGTCCAAACTCGGTTGGAAGAGTCTGGAAGAATGAGATCACATTCTCGTTGATCTTGTTTGGTGTCCTCAGCATCACATACTTGATCTTCTCACCCTCTTGGATGATGGGATACTTGTGTGCGAGTTTTCTCTTCTTGATGTAGAAGTTATACAGCAGTGCTCCTCGCACATGCATGGGACATCCCTTGCCATAGATGGTAGCAGGTGACGAATTCTTTGCCACGTTGTTACATCCACGGGGGAATGCGATCTCTTCTACAGGCATCGCTTCAAACTTCTTACGGAAGTCAGCGATAAACTTCTGCAACTCATCCTCTGTGCCATTCATGATGACCTTCAGAGCGTCCTTAATTGCAGTGCGACAGGGTGCAGGGGTGGAAGACTTAACTGCCTCAATGCCGTTGATCTTAAGTTTAGGTGTCTTGTATCGGACACCCTCAGAGTCAAACACATTGAGGATATATCTTTTCTTAGCAGTCCAGATGCCACGGTTAGCGATATTCTCTCGCTTCATAAACATCTTCTGGTCATATGCATTTACATAGGACGCCAACGCTTCATAAGAATTTCCAATATACTTCTCAAATTCCACTTCACACACCTTGTTAAGGAACCCAACAATACTCTCATCGCTCGCCTCTCTGCCCTTGAATACCTCGTGTACAAAAGGACCCAGATTGAGATAGATGGAATCAGTATCAGCAGCAATAACGTAGTCAACATCAGTAGTCCTCAATATTTTATTAAGGTAAGCATTCATTTTGTTTTGAATCCATCGGATGCTTACCTGTCCCGATAGAGTAATCGCTTCAGCGTTTGCCAAAGAGTAGTATCGGAAGTATTGGTTTCCGATGGCTCCATAGGCGGAGTTGAGTTGGATTTTTCTTGCCATTTGGATGTTGTTGAATTTGGACACATCCTTTTGTAATGCCAAGGTTTCTGCAGGTGTGGTGGCATCTTCGAGATTTTGCTTAGCGGCAAGCATTCTCTTCTTGTAAATGGTTATTTCATCGTAGATTCTCTGCATCATTTGTGGAAGGAAACCAAGAATATCTTTACGATATTGAGCGCCATTGGCACACACACAACCTTCTCCCTCGAAGACTACTTCTTGATTAAGTATTCGATCAACTGTAACCGTTGGGTGTCGTTCATCCAGGAGCGTCTCGGGGGAGATGTTGTACTGCATAATAAGATGAGGATAGAGAGAGTTAAGGTCAAAAGAGACCACCCAATCATAGCTTCCTGGAATCGGTTCTTTAACATATGCCCCCGCATACTTGTCATCCTTCTTAGTAGTTAGGCGAGGTGGCACCACAATGTTGCGTCCCTTAAGATCATTATAGATCAGGGTATCCCACATGCGGACCTGAGAATATACATCCTCAAGGTTTACCTTAGCGTCATACGCCATGGTAACTGCCAACTCGATTAACTTCATCTTATCTTCCAACATGTCAACCAGATTCACGTCATG